TTTGATGCTGACAAATCGCTTTTGCGAAAACTGTCCATTCACCGCTTGATGACAACAGAACTTTCTCCACACTTTCATCAAGAAAACGAATAAAATCCGTGAGATTTGACCCCTCAGGATTTTCAGGATTAACATTCCACAATGTTTGAATCTCTTCAACAGGCCTTTCCCAGCATTGTAGGAAGAAATGCATGAACGACGAGCGGTCTCGATTGATTTGAGTCCAATAATCGAACGGCGGACGCGCTATTAAAAAGTTAACTGTTACTCCAAAATAATCTGAAATTTTTGAGAGTGTATCTGTGGATAAGGATTGCTTGCGTCCCATCTTCAAGTCCGTCATCATGCCACGGCTAAAACTTAGATCATTACACATTTTTCCGGGCTTAATACCCATATTATCACATAAATCTATAATCCTATCATACAAATTGTACACTTTTAAGTACCACCTTTGTGCACATCAACAAAAGTACTCAGAAAAGTGATTTTAGGATTGACTTGTACTTTTTCAAGTACTAAAATAAAATCACGCCAGGTACCTTTTCAAGTGCTTATATTTAACTTGCAACTATATGTTAGTACTTGAACGCGTACTTGTCAACAAAAATTTATAGAAAGGAGATTTTTTGTGCAGACCTGCAAATATACGGACTTTGGATTGTGCGTAAAGACGGAGCTTTTAAAGCGCGGTTGGGAACAAAAGCACCTAGAAGAACTTGTGAGTAAAGATTCTGGATTATATATAGATAATGGATATATGTACAAAATCCTCACAGGCCAGCGCAACCCCCAAAAAGTAATAGCCAGCATCAGCAAAATTCTGGAAATCCCTGTGCCAACATTATGCGACAAATAACGTCCCATAAACCGGACAGAAAGGAGATGATTTTTTGAAACGATTACATTATGCTGACTGGAACGAAGTGCGAATCACTTTAACGGTGAAAGACATCGCGGATGTGCTGAACGTGTGCGATACGGTAGCGCTGAATCTGGTTCGCAGCGGGGAAATCCCAGCCAAGAAGGTGGCGGGCCAATGGCGGATTTTGAAAACTGACCTTATGGCTTATCTTGGGGCAAAAGAAAATTTGTACGCATAGAAGGAGGGACCACGCATGGAAATTGAGATCAAAGTGAGCATCACGCCCCAGCAGTACATACGGCTGGACAACATGGCCCGCAGGATGCGCCGCCCGATGGACAAGGCGCTCGGCTGGATGGTGACGCACCACATGGACAGCATCCTCGAAAACACGCACATCTCAGCGCCGGCAGGGCCGAAGCCAATCGACTGGGGTGTGATCGAATGACGGGCCTTGCATGCATCTGCTTCGGGTTCGTACTCGGAACAGCTTTCACGGCGGTCTGCCTTCTGGCGGACAAAAAGAAAGCGCCTGCCCGATCTTGCACATCGGACAAGCGCAACCCCAAAGGGTAGCCCACAAGCTACCCTCATTTTAACCGAAAGTGAGGAAAAAAGCAAATGAAATGTTTACTTATCCGGCCTGGACGGCAACCTGAAGAAGCGGTCATTTCTGACGATTTGCAATCCATCCAGCGTTTTCTTGGCGGCCCGGTCGAGGCAATTCCTTTCTCTCTGGATTGGGCGGCAATCATCAGCAATGCGAACGGGCCTTTTCACGAGGATGCCGAACCGAACCGCGTTCATAAGAGGAAAATGATTTACGGCCCGTTTCTCGTCGTGGGTGCTGCACGCACCCGATACAAGAGCCTGAATGCCGAGCAGATGGAGCGGTATAAGGATATGTTTCGACTGGATGGTGACGGTGAATGAACCGATACCTCTGCAAGTGCGGCCGGGCGGTAAATAAAAGCACAAATGCCGACAACACGGGGAACCGGGAGACGGAGGGCTGCGAAGGCTGCCCGTACCTGATGCCCTGGGGGCCGACCGAATGGGACCATACACGGCATGCAATGGTTACGGACGTAAAAGGGTATGAATGCCGCATGTCGCCAACTTTGGAATACCGTACGGAATTACGCGGCCATCTTGACGATAAAACGACCATCCGAATCACAAGCCTGGACTTTGATTTTCTTGAACGTGTGAGCGATTGGGTAAAAGAGCATTATCCCAATGGCGAGCTTTCCGGCGGCTTCTCCCGGGACCGCATCCGGCCGGCGGAATATGTAGACGAAGGACGGTATCGGTATACGCTTGCCTGCTCGCAAAACAAAAAGGGAATTGCTGCGAAGCGTGCCCTATGGGCTGAATTTTTCGATGAAACCTTTCACCGGAAAGACATGGACGCCGATGCAGAAAAGCAAAAAATTCTGCGCGATATTGAGCAAGGAAAGGCAGCGGCACACAAAGACGCTGCCGCGACGGATAAGGAGACAAACACTATGCTGATATACAGAGACCCAGCCACGGGCTGGCTGTACCGGGTAAGCCCGCAACCGGAACACGGCTCATATGTGATGCAGTACCGTGACCCGGCGAACAGCGCCACCTGGAAATGGTGTGCGAATTGGAATATCGGAAATATCTATCGCGAAAGCCTAGAGGAAGTTTTGGAGGCCCGTGCGAAACGCGACGGCTGGGAGCTGGTATCCAGTTCAGCGAGCAGTGAGCCGCCGGAGGTTGTGGACAAGGGAGAAGAGTATTCACCTTGTGACACATGTCGCTGCCCGGATTGTATTGACAGCTCATGCCCACAGGCTGGATGTGATAAGACGGACGGAGGCTTCGGGTGCTTTGCACCATACGAAGAGTGTCCGGCGCCGGCAAAAGAGACGTGTCCGGACGAAAGACTGGTAAAAGATAAAACAAGCAACTGCCCCTACTTTTCAGGCGTTACCTCGCACCTGATCGGCAGCAGGTGGATTGAAAATGTAAATTGCAAACAGCAGCAAGACCATCCTCTTAGTATCGCCTGCTACACCTTCGGATGTAAAGACGCAGTGGAAAAATGCCGCATTTACTGGCTGGGACAAATTGATGAAAAACTGGGTCACAGCGTTCCCGAACATCTCTTTAAAGATGGCAGTGCAAACGACCTGAGGGCCTACTTGGAGGAGGAAATAGAAAAATGCAAAAATCAATCTGCCCCGAGTGGGGATGCTGCTGCGACCATGGCCGGGAGTGCTGCGCCGGAGCCAGCGGAAACATCGACCACCCCGACGGATGCAAACACCTTGCCGGCCCCCGGCTGCCCTGCGGATGCTGGCAGTGCGACACAAGGCCTGTCCGCTGCTGGGCCTGCCTCTTTGGAAGCGGAGCCGGAGGCCACGCCCTTTGACTACTCCGGACTGGACGCACAGACGGTGGCCACGCTGCACAGCGCAGAAAATATCATACGCAGCGCCCGAAAGGAATACGTCATCAAGGTGGCCGACGCTGTGGGCATGGCCCATGATGAACTTTTAGAAGTCCGAAATTCGGACGTCAAGCTATATGGAAATCGCTACACAGAAGATACCTTTATCGCATGGTGCAAATTCGTCGGAATCAGCAAAAGCACAGCCTATCAGCTTCTGCAGGTCAGTGACCTTCTTGAAAGCAGTACGCCAAACGAACAGAAAATTTTGAAGCAGGCCAGCCCTTCGCTGCTCTACGCCGCCGCCCGTCCATCCGCAGAGCCGGAGGCCGTTGCAGCGCTCAAAGGCGGCGATATCACTACACATAAGCAGTACAAGGAGCTGGAGGCCCAGCTGAAAGCCGAACGCGAGGCGCGGGAGAAAGCAGAACATGAGGCCGAACTCGACCGCAAGGAACGAGAGGACGCGCATGCCGCTGCGCTGAGGTATAAGGCAGAAGCAGACCGGCGGGCACAGGATCAGAACAGGCTGGAGGGGCTTGTGCAGAC